TCTGTAAAGAAAGATTTGAAATGGCAGCATTCGCAAATTATAAAAATGAATCGCGCAGCTGGTGATTTATTGCGAGTTTATAGTGAGAGAAAAGAGCCTTTTGCTTTAATATTGTATGCTCCACCAGCGACTGGTAAAACAGCTTTTGGTGAACATTCATTACATATATTATTTCAAAATGCTATTTCTCTCAAAATTATGTCTACACCTTATCATCCTAAAGTTAAATATCATATGAATCCTAGAGATAATTTTTTCTCTGCGTTTCGTACTTCTGCTTTAGTGACTTGGTTGGACGATGTTGACCAATTTCAACCTGCTATTAATGAACAAATGGCAGGCGGAGCAATAGCTCATTCAGTAGAAATGGTTAATACAGTTCCATTATCTACTAATCAGGCTGGTCTTAATGAAAAAGGTAAAGTCTTTTTTAAATGTCCTTTTGTTATTGGCACCACTAATTCTCGAAATGCTGGTATTCCTAGTGTTTTTAAAGATGGTGCTGGTGCATTACGTAGGTTTCTTTTTGTTGATCCTGTTGTTAAGGAAGAATATAGGAAACCTGGTACTCAACAATTACAAGGTTGTAATGACCCTAGTGTTGTTGATATGTGGGATATTAGAATTAGACGTTATGTTAACGTTGGATCCAAGTATAATGAACAATTTTTGGTTTCTTATGAACCTGAACTTGTTTGGACCGATGGATCTGGCCCGTCTGGTACTTTTAATATGAAAGATTATCAGAAAATTCTTTATAAATTACAGAAATTGCAACGTGACACTAATGAAATTGCGAAACAAAGCACGGAAATTTTTCGTGAGTCTCGTAATTGTTCTGTGTGTCATTTGCTTGAAATGTGGTGTGAATGTGAAGATACTGATGATGATGAGAGTTGTGCTACTATGAAAGTGTCTCAATTTGATACCTCCGATCCATTAGTGGCGTGTTTTTTGCGTACATATGGAGTTGAAGGTGTTCTTAAAATGGGAATAAATGAAATTAAGTATCGTAGCTCTCAATCCAAACATTATAAAACACATGTTAATAAATATTTTGTTGCAGCTGGTGTAGTAGGAATACTCACTGGTCTGGCCATAGTCAATAAAGTAATTAAGAGTGTTTCTTCTATGTTTGGAACTGATGATGATGTAGCAACTGCTACTGGTCAAAATACCAGTAGTCCATGGGTTTTTGATGGACAGCATATTACTAATATTAAATCAACACCTGTAGGTGTTGATTTGGATAATATGCGTAGAATTTTGACTCGAAATTGTTGTTATGTAGGATATAGAGATCACAAGGGGAATATGATTAGTATGAATATGTTAGGATTATATGGTTGTGTTGCTGTTGTTCCTAAACATTTCTTCCTTGAAGCCTTTCCTTGGTTTTTCAAGGAAGGTGAATATAATTATTCTACTGGTGTGAATCTCTATGTTATACGTGGTAATACTAAAACTCCTTTAACTTTAAACAATAAGTTTCTTATTGATAATAGTTGTCTTACTGATGCAGATGGTGATGTTTTGTTTATTACTCATCCCAATCTAGGGCCTTTCAAAGATATTAGACCTTATTTTGTTGATGAAGTAATAAAAGGTAAACTTGATTGTTCTGTTATTATTAGAAATAGTGAAGGAGTTTTGCGTGAAGAGAATGTTAATGCTTGTGAATATAAAACTGGTATTTCATATAAATTAGATATGTTTGAAGATGCTGGTTCTATTACTACCGATGTTTATGGTGGTTTTTATGAGCATGATATGTCTCGTGGTGTGTGTGGCTCACCTTATTTCACGCAATTACCAAATAAAAGGGTTATTATACTTGGTATTCAAGTTGCAACACATGATACTAAGAAGAAATCTTATTGTCAAGTGTTGTTTAAGAATCAAATACCAGGGTGTGAACTTAATTCTCTTCCTGATAAAATTGATTTTCAGAATTTTTATTCAACTGAAATGAATCTGGAATTGAAAGCTGATTTACATCCTAAAGACCCTTTACGTGATTTTACTGGTGTTTTAGATGTTTTGGGTTCGTTAGATGGACCTAGAGCTAAACTTAAAACACAAGTAGTACCTACTCTCATGAGTGGTGACGTATTAAAATTTTATAATTTGAAGGAACCCACCCATTTTTCTCCAAAAGAAGTGAGTTCCAGACAATGTATTTTAAATAATTATAAATACGTCACTGAAAAATCAGATATACCACCCCGTTTAATTCAAATTGCAGGGGATGCAATGATAGAGTGGTATTTTCGAGTGATTAATAAATATAAATTAGATTTTCCAACTAAACCTTATCCAATGGATGTTGGTATTAATGGTTTGGATGGAGTCCAATATGTAGATAGACTTGTTGGACATACATCTGCTGGTTTTGCTCATCGTGGTCGTAAGGATGAACTTTTTATAACTGTTCAGTCTGATGATTTACATCAAGTTAAATATGATGTTGTTGATGATATAAAACTAGAAATAGATAAATTAATTGCTTGTTATGAGAGAGGCGAGAGAAGTCCAATTGTTGCCGATTATTGTTTTAAAGATGAACCTATTAAAATGAAGAAGGTTATGGCAAATGATGCTAGATTATTTAATAGTATGCCATTATCCTTTAATATATTATTTAGAATGTATTTTCTTCCTTTTGTTCCTCTTTTTAGTGGTAAACATAGGCATTTGTTTGGACATGCTGTTGGATGTAATCCCTTCTCTAAAAGTTGGGAACATCTTTATCGTTTTCTTATTAAGTTTGGTCCAGATCGTATAGTTGCTGGCGATTGGAAAAAATTTGATAAGAAAATGATTGCAGTTGTTTTAGCTAAAGCTTTTGGCGTTTTGAAAGAGTTAGCCCGTAGATTTGGTTGGTCTGAGTATGATTTGTTAATCATGCAAGGATTGATTACTGATTTAGTCTACTGTGTTGTTAATGTTTTCAATACAGTGGTTATGTTAAGTGGTAATAATCCTTCTGGTCAACCTTTTACTACCATAATTAATGGTAATGCTGGGTTACTCTATTTAATGTCAATATTTATAGTTTTAGCTGAAGAGAATGGTTGTACTAATTATGATCTTAGTAACTGGACTGACTATGTTAGTAGTTTAGTTTATGGAGATGATAATATTATGGGGGTTCATAAAGATTACCCTTGGTACAACCATACAAATATGGCACGTGTTGCAGCTACATTTGGATTGGAATATACTATGGCGGATAAGACGTCACAAAGTGTTCCATATATCCATATAAATAAAGCCGAATTCCTTAAGCGTTCTTTTGTTGTTAGGAAAGGTCATGTTTATGCTCCTTTGGCTGTAGATTCGATTATTAAATCGTTACACATTTGTACGAAGAGCAGAAATGTTTCTTTTAAACAGCAATGTGCAGAAATTATTTATTCTGCTAATATGGAATTTTTTCAGTATGGTGTTAAAAGATTCAAACATGAACATTCTTTTTTAAATAGAATGCTTGATAAATATAATTTGCGTAATTATATTAAGGATGGTAAGTTACCAGACTATGATGATTTTGTTGAACAATTTGGTATTACCGCAACGCGTAAGTGTCATGAAGATGAAAATTTTGTGGATGATTTTGACTTGGTTTTAGAAGAAATGTTTGAAGAGTATTATGAAGAACTCGATCAAATGTATGTAGATGAAAGTCAGAATGATGAGTTTGAATTTCCGATAAGGGAAGATCAAATTCAGAGATTGGCTTTTGGTCAAGATCAATTACAAAGTTTTTTGAATGAAATAGTTGCTCATTATCATTTTTTGGAGACAATTAAAGAAGAAATTGATGAAGAAAATGATGAAGAAATTAGTGCAACTGTTTAGTTGTTAATGTGTATTTTAGACCGTGATGTCCATAAACTAATTCCTGAAAAGAGGCCCGTTAAAGGCTTTAAACTATGTACTATAGATGTTATATTCCTATATTTAGTATTATGTATATTAAAATTCCTAAACTTAAATGCGTTGACACGCTTAAATGTCCAGGGTGCAATCCCTGTTTTTCAAATTGCAGCGGTCGTCAGACCGTTCTGTGCTCTAAGTGCACAGAGAATATTGAACCGAATAGTCAACCAACGAAGAAAAGAAAAATACAAATATCAGCTACGGCTGATGTTAGTAATGAATCTACAGTTGATATGCAGGAAACTGTTGTTCAATTTTCTGAGGAAGCTCAAGTTATTCAACTTAGTTATGAGCATGGTATTTCTAGTTCTGAAGTAGCAGACGGTGATATGTCTGCTGCTGGTATTGAGAAATTTTTGGGGCGTCCTGTTCTTATTCATAGATTAGAATGGGAGGTAGGTAATACTACCGCTCCTGCTCCACATGCTATATATCCTTGGAAGCTTTTGTTGTTTGACAATGCTAGAATACGTGAGAAGTTAGCTACTTTTAAACTTTTTCGAGGTACATTGAAAGTTCGTATTTTTGTAAATGGTTCTCCTTTTCATTATGGGCGTTTATTCGTTGGAATGAAACCTGGTGCTAATTCAGTTACAAATAATACACTTAACCTTGACCCATCAGTAGCTGTTACTACTCGTAATTATTACGATGGTGCAACACCTGTTGATTGGGAAGTTAATAGAACGTTTTATTCTCAAAGACCCCATGTTTTAGTTAATCCTAATACTAATTCTGTTTCGGAAATTACATGGCCATTTTTTGTAAATACGCCATTTCTTAATTTGCGAACTTCTGAATTTGGTACTGAATGTACTCGCATGGGTGAGTTGGAAATATGGGAGTTGAATTATTTACAACATGCTGGTGGTGCAACAAATGCTACTATTCAAGTATCATTTTTTGCATGGCTAGAGGATGTTGTTTTAACTGGTGCTACTCCTAATTCTACAGCTACTATGAGAAAACAACGTGGTTCTTCTTCACGTAGATCTAATAACAATGGTGGTGATGAATATAATAATGATGGTGTCGTGTCTATGCCAGCCACTGCACTAGCAAATTTTGCTTCAAAATTTACTGATTATTCGTTTATTGGACCTTACGCACGTGCCACACAAATTGGCGCTAATGCGGTTGGTTCTATAGCGAAAATCTTTGGTTGGAGCAAACCCACTATTGTTGAGCCAGAGAATTTTGTTACTAAATTACAACTTGGGCGTATGACTAATACTATTGGTCAATCACCTTTAGTTAAATTAACTTTTGATCCTAAACAAGAGTTGTCTGTTGACCCAGGTCTTCTTGATTTACCTCGTAAAGATGAGGAATCATTTTCTTATGTTTCTCAAATAGAAGGTTTATTTTATCAAGAAGAATTTAGTAACACTGATATAGGTCACTTGGTTGGGTGGGCGGTTTTGCCTAACCTTGCACCAGCTTTTAACCATATAGATGCTGCTTCTAATGTATTTACTTATATGCAACAAACTCCTTGTGGCTTTGTTTCCACTCCATTTCAATTATGGCGTGGGAGTTTAGTTTTTAGGATACAGTTTGTTGTGTCTAAGATGCATAGAGGTAGATTTTTATTGGTTTATACCCCTGAATCTGATTGTACTTTGCCTAGTGAC